ACAAGTTTTAAATCAGTTGACAGGAACTAAAGGCGAAAAGGTAATAGTAGCTTTTAACAATAACCAAGACTCTAAGACTACGGTAGATTCAATGCCTGTAAACGATGCGCCTGATTTGTACAACACGTTAAGTGAAGAATGCTTACGTAAGATTATGTTAGGGCATAACGTTACAAGTCCGCTTTTATTTGGTGTGGCTTCTACAAATGGCTTTAGTTCGAATGCTGACGAATTACAAAACTCTTTTGTGTTATTCGATAATATGGTAATTAGACCAATGCAAGAACTATTGTTAGATGCGATAGACACAATTTTAGCATATAATGGAGTAGCATTAAAAACATTCTTTAGGACATTAAAGCCTTTAGAATTTACTGATTTAGAAAACGTAATTACGGAAGAACAAGCGGTAGAAGAAACAGGTGTAGATGCTACTAATTTAAGTGCTGACGATAAAATAGCACAAGCGTTAATTGATTTAGGTGAAGAACCTAAAGCGGAATGGCTACTAATAGACGAATCAGCTGTAGACTACGAAAACGACGATGCTGAAAACGAACTATTAAGTAAAGAACCTAAACAAAGCCTTTTAAGTAAAGTTTACAACTTTGTAAGCACTGGTTCTGCTTTTCCTAACTCAAAAAGTGAGCAAGACAAAAACATAGACGGAATTAAATTTATTACACGTTATGTTTACGCAGGTGAAACTTCAGAGAAAAGCCGTGAGTTTTGTAAAAGAATGATGTCAGCAGGTAAGATTTACCGAAAAGAAGACATTATAAGAATGAGTGAACAAATAGTTAATGAGGGTTGGGGTCCTAAAGGCGCTGATACTTATAATATTTTTTACTACAAAGGCGGTGGAAATTGTCGCCACCGATGGAATAAACAAGTGTACGCAAGTTTCGAAGGTGTAGGAATAGATGTAAATAGTCCTAATGCAAGACAAATAGCAGGTAAAAAAGCTGAAGAATTCGGGTATGTAATTAAGAACCCTAAGTTAGTAAGCACAAGACCTGTAGATATGCCGTATAACGGATTTTTACCAACAAATAAAAGGTTTAAATAATGGCAGAAGCACTACTTATAACGCGTGACGATTTAGTAAGGTTTACTTCGGTTAACGGCAACGTAGACACGGATAAGTTTATTCAATACATTAAGATAGCGCAGGATATTCATATTCAAAATTACTTAGGTACTGAATTACTAAACAAAATAAAAGCGGATATTATAGCGAGTACGTTAACAGGCGACTATCAATCGCTTGTAGAGACGTATGTAAAGCCTATGCTTATACATTGGGCAATGGTTGAATACTTACCCTTTGCAGCCTACACAATCGCTAATAAAGGCGTTTATAAGCATAGTTCAGAAAATGCTGAAAACGTAGCAAAAGACGAAGTAGATTTCTTACTTGAAAAAGAGCGTAAGATAGCACAACACTACACACAAAGATTTATAGACTATATGAGTTTTAATCAGCAGTTATTCCCTGAATACAACGATAACTCAAATGGCGATATGTATCCAGATACTAACAATAATTTTATCGGATGGGTTTTGTAAAGCAGTATAAACCGAAAGAAGAAAACGTAAAGAAGTTAAAACTTTACTTAAAAAAAATAGAAAATGGCGGACAAAAAGATAAGTCAATTAACAGCGAAAGGAAGTAATTTAGTTGCTTCAGACCGCGTTCCTATTGCACAAGACAATGGTGGCGGTACGTTTGCGACTAAGTATGTTTTAGGTTCACAGATACATAATTGGACTTTTCACAAAGAAAGTTCTTCTTACACTTTAGTTTTAGGTGACGCGCACAATTACGTAGAAATGGAAGTAAGTTCTGCGAATGATTTAACTGTCCCTACTAATGCAAGTGTAGCTTTTCCATTTGGTACTGAAATACGAATTACACAATTAGGAACAGGACAAACAACTATCTTAGGTGCTGCAGGAGTAACAATAAGAACGCAAGGCGGTAAGAATAAGACTACAGGTCAATATAGCGTAGCTACGTTGTTTAAACGTGGTACAAACGAATGGTATTTATTTGGTGATTTAACGACATAAAATGGCAAATAGTAACGGATGGGGCGATGGCTCTGTAAATAATAACATAGGTTGGGGACAAGGAGCTAATAATAATATTGGTTGGGGAAAGTCGCATTTAAATTCTTGGAGTGGTGCTACGGATATTGACGGCGGTAATCCGCCTGTTAACTCGGTTGCGCCTGCGTTAAGTGGTACTGCACAAGAAGGTCAAACGTTGACTTGTTCAACAGGTACTTGGAGTGGTTCGCCTACTTACACATATCAATGGAAAAGAGACGGAAACAATATTACAAGTGCTACAAATTCAACTTATACTTTAGTTACTGCTGACGTAGGGACTTCAATTAAATGTACCGTTACAGCAACAAACTTCACTGGTAGCGCTACTGCTGATTCTAACACGGTTGTTCCTGTTTCAGCGTTTACTGGATTACTTGACACATATTCAGGTGCATCAGCTGCTTATTCACTTAGACAATTAAGTTCAACATACACAGGTAATTGCATAAGAGTAAGAAGGTCAAGTGATAATGCAGAGCAGAACATTGGATTTGTTAATAATGTTTTAGACACAGCTTCTTTGCTTACATTCTGCGGTGCTGGTAATGGGTTTGTAACAACTTGGTATGACCAAAGCGGTAACGCAAACAATGCGACACAATCTACAGCTTTAAACCAACCACAAATAGTTTCAAGTGGAGCTTTATTAACTATAAATTCTAAGCCTTGTTTAATGATTTCTACCAACAATATGGGCTTTACTTTAGGCAGCACAATTAGTGTAGGTGCTTCAAATTATAATTCATTTGTTGGTAAAAAAGACGGAGCAGGAACTATGTTAAGAGTCTTGACATCTACAGCAGCAGATGGATATAAGCTAATGAATACCTATGATAATAAGTATTATATTTATGCCAAAGCTGGAAGTTATTTAGTGAGTAATTCAGCAGACACAACTACAAGTCAAATATTATTAACAGGGATGAACGTAGCAGGAACGATGTCTATTTATAAAAATGGAAGTGTTGTAGCTACAACTTTAAATTCTTGGAATTATACTAACTCAATTGGAAGTATAGGTTTTGGTGCTTCAGGTGCAAATTATAGATTCCAAGAAGCTATTTTCTATAATTCTGATAAGTCAAGTAGTAGAACAGGAATCGAATCAAATATTAATACTTATTACACAATATTCTAATGCAAGTTACGGGATATAAATTTACAACTGAGCAAGAAGCTATTAACGCAAGAGAAAGTATAGACTTACATTATGGAATTCCTATTTCTCCAAACGATATTACTCAAAATTGGACTGATTATCAAACAGCAGAATTAAACAATCCTATTTTTTGGTATATTGTTTACGACGAAAGTTTGAGAGTAGTTTTAGGAGAGCCAAGCACATTTGAAGTGACTGTACCTAATCCTTTTGAATAATGAAAACTAAACTACTTTTAATTTGTTCGTCTTTTCTTGCGGTGGTATCTCCTATCAAGCCGCTTATTTACGTAGCTATTTTTGCTATACTATTAGATACTTCTTTTGGTATATGGAGAAGCGTAAAAAAAGGCGGGTGGAAAGCATTTAAGTCACGTAGATTATCGCATACTATTAGCAAGTCGTTTCTTTACTCATTAGCGATTATGTTCGTGTTTTTGGTAGAGAAGTACATCGCTTCTGATTTAGTTGCTCATTTCATAGCTATTGATTTACTAATGACAAAAGTAACAGCGTTTTTCTGCGTGTTTGTGGAGGTTGTTTCTATCAATGAGAACTACGAGTCAGTAACAGGTAAAAATATTCTTAAATCGCTTAAAAACTTTGTTTTACGAGCAAAAGAAGAAGCAGATAAATTCAAGAACTAATGGATACTACTAAAATAGTACAACAAAGGTTACCTAAAACGCAATACATCGCGGAAGAAACACCGAAGAAACAAATCTATTTACATCATACAGCTGGAAATAAAAATCCAGTAGCAACAATTAAAGGTTGGGAGGCTAATAAAGAACGAGTGGCTACTCCATTTGTTATTGGTTATGATGGCACAATAGCACAAGCATTTAGTTCTCGTGAGTGGGCGTGGCACTTAGGCGTAAAAGATAGTGTGTTTAAAGGTCAAGGGTTACCATACAAGAACTTGGATAAATATTCAATAGGAATAGAGTTAACGAATTGGGCGTATTTGGTAGAGAAAGATGGAAAATTCTACAACTATGTTAACGGAGTAGTAGACCCTTCAGAAGTTACTTATTTAGAAAAGCCATTTAAGAACCATAAAAGATGGCACAAGTATTCAGACAAGCAAATAGAATCACTACGAGAACTACTTGTGTATTTAGGTAAGACTTATAATATAGACTTAACTTATAACGAGGATATTTGGGGGTTATCTAAAAGAGCATTAAAAGGTGAGAACGGATTGTATACACATAATTCAGTTAGAGTAGATAAGTCGGATGTTTACCCTTGTCCGAGATTAATTAAAATGTTAAAAGGCTTATGAGGTATTTAGTTTTATTCGTGTTTTTGTATTCCTGTAGTGCGGAATACCACCTAAACAAAGCAATTAAAAAAGGCTATAAGTGCGAAGAAACAGGAGACACGATTAGAATTAACACCATAGACTCGATACCATACGTTATAAACGACACTATCTATTGGGAAAAGTTCCTTACAACTAAAGATACTATTATAAAATACAAGAAAGTCTACGTTCCTAAAACGAAATGGCAAGTTAGAACTGAATTAAAGTTTCAACGTGACACGATAAGAATCAAGGAAAAGACGAAACAAGCTGAAGCTAAAGCAGAAGCTAAGTCTAAAAAAAGACCTAACCTAAACTTTTTATTTATAGGAATTTTTGTAGGTTTCGCTTTATCTTACTTACTTCGTAGAGTAGACTCAAAAATTAACTTATGAATTTAATAAAACACGCTAAGAACATACACGAGTTACGTGTAGATGGTACGTCTTTCCGTATGGGTATGTTT